TGATAATCAGGCAGTAAGGAAAGCATATGTAGATACTCAAGATAATACTAAACTCTCTAAAACTACCGCAGGCGAAATCAATGCTTTAACTGAAAAAACTACTCTTTCTGATAATGATATAGTTTTGATAGAAGATAGCGAGGCAAATTATGCAAAGAAAAAAGCAAAAAAGAGTAGTTTAGCACCTACTATTCCTTCAACTGATATTCAAATTTTTACTTCCTCTGGAACTTGGAATAAACCTTCTGGAGCAAAATTTGTTATAGTTGAGTTATGGGGTGGAGGTGGAGGTGCTGGAACAAATTACGGTGGAGATGGAGGCGGCGGAGGTGGTGGCGCATATAATAGGTCATTATTTATAGCTAGTAATTTACCTTCTTCTGTAGCAATAACTGTAGGTGCTGGAGGTCCTGCTAATTCACCTAATGCCTCTTATGGAGGAGCAGGAGGAGCTTCAAGTTTTGGAAGTTATGTTTATGCTTATGGGGGAGGAGGGGGAAGTAGTTTAGCTCGTCCCAGTGGAGGCGGAGGTGGAGGTGGAATAGGGGGAACAGGAGGAACTGGTAGCTCTTCTACTGGAGGTTCAGGTGGTGGTCCAGGAGGAAGTAGCGCAAGAACTTCTAATAGTGGTTTTGGCGGTGGAGGTGGAGGAGATAGCACAGGAGCAAATGGAGGTGCTTCTGCTTGGGGTGGAGGCGGTGGAGGGTCAGGTAATGGTAGTGGTGGAAGTTCTGTTTTTGGTGGAGGTGGAGGCGGCGGAGGTAATGGTAGTGGTGGTGCAAGCGTTTGCGGAGGAAGTGGAGGAGGAGCGACAAGCAGTGGTAATCCACCAGGAGGTGGTGGAGGCGGAAATGGAGGTTCTGGAGCAAGAGGTGAAGTCAGAGTATATACCTTCTTTTAATTAAAGGTGATGATTATGAAATATGCAGTCATAAAAAACGGAATAGTAATAAACATAATAGAATGGGATGGTAAAACTCCTTATCAATATCCTGAAGAAGGAGTGGAGTTAGTTCAATCTGATATTGCTGCGATAGGAGATAAATATATAGATGGAGAGTTTGTAAAAGAAAAACCATCGCAAAATTAAAAACTTTAGGTTTAACTGATGAGGAGATAGAGGCGATAATAAAATGAAATTAAATAAAGAAGAGATTTTATGTGGGTTTTTGTATGGAAGTTCTACTTGGCCTTTAATTAGTTGGTTAGCGGTTATACCAGGTATTATTTGTGCTTTTTTATGGGCAATAGGTGGTGCAGGGAAGAAATTATTTAGAAGATTAGGTGTTCCTTTAGTTGTAGGGATTAGTTTATCTTTTATAAATATTTGGCTATTTTTAGTTATTCCTTTTCTTTGTGGGGTAGTTTCTATTGGCTATGGTATGCCAGATAAAACCGATAAAGGTTCAGCATTAGGAAGATTTTATCTTAAGTTTTTGCCTTATAAATCCGCAAATTGGGCTACAAGATTGACGATATTTGTTTTGTTTAATTTAGTTATGATAATTGCTTTAGTTTTATTAGGAATATGAAAGAGTTTTCTATTAACGATTTAATACTTTTTACTATAAAACATTGTAAAAATATAGAGCCATATCCTTTAGATGAGTTTTATAGTTATTTGAAGAATTTAATGGATAAAAAGCAAGTTATAGTTTATTCTAATAATGGTTCTATTGATGGATATTTAACTTATTATAAAATTACTGAAAATGATATTGAAGAAATTTTAAAACTTTATCAAACTTGGGAATTGCCTAAAAATTATACTGATGGGGATTTGGTATATATAGATTTGTTAGTTAAAAATAATAATTGTAAGATAAGTGATTTAGTAAGAAAACTTGAAATGAAAGAAAAAGATATAGATTTAGGGCTTTGGATAAATAAAAGAAATCAATTTAAAATTTCAAAAAGGAGGTATAATGAAATGAAAAACAATTGCGGAATTTTGGCTTTTGACCAGTTAGTAGGAAGTCTTAATGGAAGAACTAACAAAATATCTTTAGATACTTTATGTAAGATAGCGCAAGATAATGAATTTTTGTTGTATCCTATGAGAATTCCTAAAACAGAACTAAATAAATTACCATTTCCTTATATTATTCACTATAATCACCATTTTGAAGTCTGGGAAGATGAAAATGGAGTTGATTTATCAATTTTACCAGATGAGGTTTATGTTTTATCACCTACTTTAATTCCTGAATATGTAATAACTGATAGTGAAGCAAAAAAAGTTAAAGGCGGGAAAAGAGCAAGACAAATTATCAGACCTTTAGCTACTATTGCATCGGCAATACCGGGACCTTGGCAATTACCTGCTTTAGCAACTGCAGTAGGAACTACTGCAAGAGCAGTGCAAAGAGGGGAAGCTCAACCTTCAGAAATAGCATTAGCGGCGTTACCTTATGCAGGAAGTAGATTTATAAGTGGTTTTGGCGCTGCAGGTCAAGGCGCGACTTTAGGTCAAAGAATAGGTTCAGGTATTAGTAATATTTTTAGAATAACTCCGCGAGGAGAATTTTTAGGAGGTCTTTTAGGAACTACTGCGGGAGCGAGAGGTTTAGCAGGTGCTTCCGGATTAGGGACACAAGTCACTTTCGGTGGAGTTCCTTATACAATTACTGGAGGGGCAGGAGGTTTAACCGCAACTCCAGTGGCGACTGGTTTAGGTGCTATGTCTACAGGGGCAACTACAGCAGGAGCGGGAATTTTATCAGGTTTAAGAGGAGCACTACCTGGATTAGCAATTAGTGGAATGGGTGCTTTACTTCCTACTCCACAATTTAAAATGCCGGAAGAATTATCACAAACTTTACAAACTGTAAGACAAGGATATTTAACTCCGATTGGTCAAACTGCTCAAAAAGAACTTCAAAGAATTTTAACTTCTCCATTTGGTCAAGTTTATCCTGATGTCACTTCTGACCCTTATATACAATCAGTTTTAAGGCAAATGGATGAAGCGGCAGAAGAAGGAAGAAAACGGATAACTGATTATTATACTCAATTTGGCTCTCCTTATTCTTCTGAACATTTACAAGCATTAAGAGATTGGGAAGAACAAATTCAAAAAGATAAAGAAGATTTTCTTGCGCAATTTGGAGTTCAAAGAAGAACTGAAGAAATTAATACGCGTTTAATGGCATTACAACAAGCAACAGGAATAGACCAAAATACTTTACAAGAATTGGTAGGTTTAACTGGTCTTTCTGTAGAACAAGCGGCAATGAAATATGGAGTTGATGTTGCTAATGTTCAATCTTTAAGACAACTTTTTGGAACTGCTGGTTTAGGACTTATGTTAGCAGGAACTGGAGCATTAAGTCCTGTTGCTGGTGGTAGATTATTATTTTAAAGGAGGACAAATATGGATGGACAAATTAGTAGAGGATTTTTAACCGGTTATCAAACCGGAGGAAGATTTTCTCCTTTAAATGATGTTTTAACTAATTTTTTAAATTATACTTTGGCAAGAAGACAACAACAGGAACAATATTTAAGACAACTTCAGATGGGAATGATGGGTTCTATGATTAGTGCTGGATATCAACCTCCCGCTGGATTTTTACAACAAATAGGTTTAGGTGAATGGACAAAACCTACTACATCTTTAGAACAATTGAAAGATATTATTCAAAGTGGACAATATAAAGTTTCTTATAAAGTTGATGAACAAGGAAGGGTTTCTACTACAATAGAACCTATAACTCCTAAAGAAACTATAGACCCTTGGGCTAAAGCAGTAGAAACTTATCAAAGATTATATGGAGGAGTTGGTAAAGGAGGAAAAGCAATACCTGTAGAAAAATTAGCAGAAAGACAAATAGAAAGTAGATTTCCCTTATTTCAAAGATTAATGGGTATATTTACACATCCTTCCAGAGAAGAAATTTTATCAGAAATTTCAAGAGCGACTGGAGTTCCATATCCAACTGCAGGTTCTGGCGTTATACCTGCACAACAAATTAATCCTCAATTGCAAGAATTTGTAAGAAAAGCGAAAGCAGAAGGTTGGTCTGATGACGAAATTATAGCTTATCTACAAAAGAAAGGGTGGTAAAAATGCCACAAAGGTCATTAGATGATATATATAACGAAACAATAGGTTTAACTCCTAAAATTACAAGTGAAAGGCGTTCTTTAGATAATATTTGGAATGAAACTGTAGAACAACCATTAGACCCTTGGCGTTTAGCAATAATGGGAGCAGAATCTTTAGCAGAACTTTATCCTCGTTGGTTAAGAAAAGGTTTATACTGGACTATGGCTGGTCCTGCAGTTAGACGACCTGGAGAAACAAGAGAACAATATGCAGAAAGAATTTTAAGAGAAGCGGAGGCAGAAAAACCTAAAACTTTACCTGAATATTTAACCGTAGGTCTTACACAAGCAGGAAGAGATTTACCTTTTATTGCTGGAGGAATTGGTGCATTAAGAGCTTTAGGTTTAAGACCTATTATATCAGGAATGTTAGGAATCGGAGGCTATACTCAACTTAGAGGAACTTTAGAAGGGCATCCTATACAAACTTTACCATCTGCTTTACTTTCTGGGGCTACTTATCCTTTATGGCACGCTGGTGCAAGAATTGGTAGATTAGCACCTACTCAATGGTTAGCAAGACCGATGACTGCAGCAGGAATGGGGGCAGTAGCAGGAACGACGGCGCAAATTCCAAAACTTTTTGGAGAAACTCCTCCTAAAGAAGAAACTATTTCACAAACTTTAATTGGAGCAGGCTTAGGAGGATTATATCCCGAAAGACCTTTAACTAAATCAGAGTTAGCAACCGCAGAACGTGCTCCTTACGTTGGAGAAAGGCCAATGGGAAAAATAGAAACTTATACAAGGTCTTTTATAAAAAATTTAGAAAAATATCCTAAAAATATTTTTAGTATGATTGCGCAATTTGCTTCAAGAATGCCAAAAGAAGATATTGATACTACTTATGAATTTGGAATAGAAAATGTTGATACTCCTATAAATAGAAATCCACAAACTGCAAGAAAAATAATTCCTAATATATTAGAAACTTTACAAAAAACAAAGACTGAATTAGGAGAAAGAGTTTCTAAAATTTTAGACCAATTTAGACAAGAACCTATTGATGTTAGACCTTTAGCTGAAAATTTACAAACAAACTTAGAAGCAGTAGGATTATTATCTCCAGTAGAAATAGCACAGTTAAGAAAAGTAGCACAAGCGGCAGAAAGACCTTTATCACAAAGAGAATTATCAAAACTTTTTAAGATTGATTTAGATGAAGAAGCTACTACAAGTATAACAAAATATTTAATGAGAACTTTTGATAGATTAGTAAATATTAAAAATATTAATCAAGCTAAACTTACGATGGAATCTATCGCTAATAAATTAGAAAGTCATCGTGGTGAAGATATATCAAGATATGAGAATATGCTATGGGATATTTATAATTCTTTAGGAAATCTTATTACGCAAGCAATTTCTGCAAAAAGTCCAAGATTAGCACAACAATATCAACAAGCCAAAAGAAATTATCACGAGTTTATGAAAGATTCTAATTTAATTAGGAAAAATATTGTGACTAATCCTACAAGAAAAGGTTATTGGGAAGCAGTAGGGGCTGATGAATTAGTAAAAAGATTAAGAAATATTATAGAGCCTGGTTCTATTTTAAGACAGAGATTAGAAAATACTGACCCGGAATTATTTAATGATATTAGAAAATTTTTAGCAGCACAATCTTGGAGACTTACAGACCCACATATATTTAGAGGTCGTGCTTTAAATATGTTAGCATCTATGATATTTGGCACAAGTTTAGCTGGTCCTTTAGGTGGCGGTATAATGGTTTTAGGAACTTTACCAGCAACTTATAAAACTTTATTAAGAACGGCGGGATTATTAAGATATCCTTGGCAACAATTAACTACAATAAGACCAACGGAAGAACAAGTTATTAGATATTTACAAAAAAGAGAATGAGTTCTTTAACCGCTTCAATATTTCTTTTTATGGTTTTTCTTTTTTTCCTTTTAACTGAAGAAAATGAAAAGGATAAAGAAGAAGGATACGAGGAAGACGAATGAAATTTTTAGTTTTAGATTTAGGATTATTCGTTGAAGAAGCAAACGCTTTAAGTGATAACGGTAAAAATAAAGTCTATTATTACACTCCTTGGCAAACCGCTTTTCCTAAATTCCAAGATTATGCCATTGGTAAAGATTTTGAACATTTAGAAAAGATTTTATATTTTTTTGACTATATCGAAGAAGCTGATTGTATAGTAAATTTCGATGTTCATTTTAACGATTTAATTGTCTTTTTAAAAAAACAATATCCTGATAAATCTATTTTTGGTTCTGGTATTGGAGAAATGCTTGAGAATGAGAGATGGTCTTTAAAACAAATGCTTAGTGAAATAAATCTTCCTGTTCAAGAGACGGTTAAAATTACTGGTTTATCCGCTTTAAAAGAATATATTAAAGAAAATCCTAATAAATATATAAAATTTGATATATTTAGACACGATATTTCCTCATTTCACGCTAAAGATTATAAATCTTCAGAATTATTGTTTGACGAAATTGCTTCGATGTTAGGTCCTTTTAAAGAAGATTATGATTTTATCGTTGAAGATTATATAGATACCGATGTAGAGCCTGGAGTTGATACTTTCTTCTGGGGAGAAGATTATGTTTCTCCCATTATATACGGTTATGAATATTCAAAGGCGTGCTACTTAGGAAAAGTCTGTGAAAAATTTGAAGATTTACCTTATCCTTTAAAAGAGACTTTAGAAAAATTAAGACCAGTCTTAAAAGAAATGGATTATAGAGGCGCTTTATCTACTGAAGAAAAAGTTTTATCAGAAAAAGAACATTATTTTTTAGATTTTTGTGCAAGGCTTCCTAATCCTTTAGGTCATTTATATCCAGTTATTATAAAAAATTGGCCAGAAGTAATATATAAAATTGGTTTAAAACAATCTGTTAAGTTAGATATTCCTTATAAATATGTAGGTGCAGTTCCTATCCATTGTTCTCACGCTGAGAAAAACTGGGTCAAATTGATAGTCGATAAAAAAGATAGAGAATATATTAGATTTATATCAGTTGCGGGTTCTTCTAACAAAGAATATTTTGCGGTTAAAGGAAACCCTACGGTAGCAGTTGTAGTTTATGGCGGGAATTCAATAGAAGAAGTTGTTGATAATTTAGAGAAGTATTCCGAAAAAATATCTGGATATGGATTAGAAACTGATACTATCAACGGACTAATTAAAATAAAAGAGATTATTGAGAAAGGTAAAAAGGTAGGAATAAATTTTTAATCTATAATAACTAAAAATCTTGTATAAATTTCGCACATTCCAATATTACATACCGATTCTTTCCCTATTTCTAAAGGCACTCTTTCTACAAAAATAATTTTATGATTGGGATTTATTACTCTTTCGTTTTCATTTTTTTCATCTCTTTTCATAGGCACTTCAATCCGAAATTGTTCTAATTTTGATAATAATTTTGTAATAGGATATACTTCACCGTGAAAAACTATAGGGTCAAAAAATCCTTCAAAATCATAAGTAAGATAAATTTCTAATCTTTTCATATTTTTTCCAACTTCCCGTAAGTCTTCTTTGTCTAAATAATACGGAAAATAAAAAGCATATTCTTTAAATCTGTATTTTTCATTTTTATAAACATAAATTCCTGTATCCCATTTTATTTTTTCAACTCCTAAAGGAATACTATTATAACCTTTTAAAATTTCTTTTTTGATTTTGTTAATGTTCATTTTGACCTCCTTTAAACAAGTAAAAGTAAAATTCCTAAAAAAATTCTTAGCAATCTACCCATCTGCCAAAGAAATCTGGGCTCAAAAGCAAAAAGAATACTTAAAATTCCATCTAAAATTATAATTATTCCAATGATTTTAATCATCTTGTTAACTTCTTAATAGTTTTATTGCTTTCTTCCTATTTTTTATTCTTTTTTTACATATTGTATTTTGCTAACTCTCAATCCCGACTTTATAGTCAATTCTAATGCGTTAAGTAAAGTTTGCGCTATTGCTTTTCTACATTTAGAATTTGTAGAATTTTCTTCTTTAAAATCACACTCATCGTATTCAGCATACAACTTTCCGTCAATAACTGCAAATACACCTAAAATGTCTATGCCATCTCTAACCTTTAAATTAATATCTCGCATTTTTTACTCACCTGTCTTTTTATTTATAACTTTTATATATATTTCATTTTCAGTCTCAATAACTTTTATGTCTTGCGGATTTATATATAAAACCATTTTAGACCGTTCAATCCTACTCACAAGTGGAGAAGTAGGGTCTATGATAAAGATATACTTTTTTGAAGGGTCAAGTTTTATTATAACTCCGTCTGTTTTATCCATTTTATGCCCCCTCTATAAGTTTTTTGATTTTGAAAAGACAATCATAAAATCCTTCTATCCGTTCCCATTCTTTTGTTCCTTCTTTATAGAGATTTTCTTTACTCGGCAACTTCTCCAATAATTCCTTCTTCCATTCTTCTTTTCTCTTTTGAAATTCGGCTTCAATCTCGGCTTCTGTTTTATCTATATCAAAATCTATCTCAGCATCTTCGGGCGGTATTATTCTACACTTATGATTTCGTTTTATTATCTCTTTTATCTTACTCATCTTCTACCTCTCTCGCCTGCCTTTCTTTGAATATTTTATCAAATTTTTCTGTTATTTCTAATATTTCAACCCAATCTCGAGGCGTTAATACAAGTATTATTTGTTCTAATATACTTTGATTTTGCCAATTTCTTTTATCAACAGGATAATACTCCCAATTTTCTTCATCTATTGGTTTCCCAATTACAAACATCCACTTCTTCTCATTGATAAGACAATTTTGCAAAATTGCAATACATACATACCCCATCTTAATTTTTTTACCTAAATTTATTGGCCTGTGTAAAAGTTTATATCTATTTGCCATCTCTTATCTGTTTTTATGTTCTAAAATCCTCGTCCCTTCTATATCTATCTTTTCTCCTAATTTACGCAAACAATTACTACAGAGCATAAAAGTATGTCGCCAGCGATGTAATTCAAATATCCCTACTATACTCGGTTTTTGACAAAGATGACAATATCCAAAAGTAATTTTGGTAATGTTAATCATTTTTATTCTCCTTTCTTTTCACTTAAGAATCCGCCTCTTTTAATTTTGAACCTGCTTGTGATTATTTTACTTCCTCTATCTCCGGTTCTGACTTTCTTTTTTCCCAAATAATTACCCATTTTTTAATATGTTCACAATTAGGAACTTCAAAAGAAGCGTATTGTTTTATATGAGAAGCAATATTGGCTCTTCCAAAAACAGAATTCCAGAAAATCAATTCATCTTTATTAACCGCTATGCCATCGCTAAAGAAACAATCTTTTTTAACAAAAATAACTTTTCCTTTTGATACAATTCTCATTGATTTTTCTGTATATTCGCACACATAACCTTTGCCAATAAACCATTTTTTTGTTTTTATTTTATAATAATTCCCTTTATTTTTTGCCATTTCTCGCTCTTTCTTTTAGTTTTAAATCTAAAAATTTCATAAAATATTCTTTGCCTTCTTTTTCCCACCATTCAAAAAATAAGTCTCCGTAAGTAATAATTTGAGAAATTAACCAAGGTAAAACTTCATTAAATATTTTTTTCTTCTTCATTTTCATTTTTATATGGACAAGTTTTATATGCTTTTCTAACTTTTTCACTATTTCTTAAAACCGAACGTAAAGTATGTTCTACTTCTTCAACTTTATAATTTAACCACCAACCTTTTACACATTTAACTTTTGTATGCAAGTTTCCCCATAGTGAAGTTGAAAAAAATTTTTTTTTATTAATAGGTAATATTAATTTACAATAAAAGCAATCTTTACAGGCCATTTATTTCTTACCATTTATTTCTTACCATTTATTTCTTATTAGATTCTGATTCTTTATATTCTAATATAGATATTGCTTTATCAGCTAACAACACACAAGTGCCTTCGTTATCGCCAGTTTTTAACCATCCTATACATTTATCTGCTTTACATTTACGAGCAACAAAGGGACAATCCATTGTATAAGCAAGGTCTTTTTTCATTTTTCACCTCCTTTTTAAACTTGCGCTAAAGTTTCTATCACTTTATAGATAAATAAAGAATCAGCATCTATCAATGATTTTCCTTTAACTATTAATCCATCTAAAACAACTTCTTTACCCGCTCTAAAAATATCAATAACTTTAAACCAACGAATGTAGTTTCCGAAATGTTTTCCTGTCCAAGTTCTATAAGATTTTCCATCATCGCCTTTTAAGCAAATTAAAAAAACATCTTTACCATATTTATCTTTTTGAGGAATGATTTTAACAAGTTTTGCTTTCATAAAATAAAGGTCGTATAGTATTTTTAAGTAGCCTAACTGCTATATCACAATATTTTTTGTTAATTTCTATACCTATACCTTGCCTGCCTAATTCTTTACAGGCAACTAAAGTAGTGCCAGAGCCAAGAAAGGGGTCAAGAATTAAGTCATTTTTATTACTAAACATTTCTATTAACTTTTTATAAGTATAAACATCTTTGGGATTAGGAAAATTCCATCCTTCTTTTTTTGTAGATTTCATTGGAAACTCTATTACATCTCTATATCGTTTTACAGGCTTATTGGGTTTAGTTTTACAATACCATAAAATCATTCTAAAGTGATTCCACCCCACAAAACTATGATGTCCAATTTGATTATTACAATAAAGAATTATAGGTTGGCGATAAATTAAAAATGGGCTTATAATTTCATTCGTTTTAAATAATTGTGTATAACTCGTATCACATAAGAAATGTTTATTATCTTTTAATACTCTATTTATTTCGGGCATTGCTTTCTTAAAAGTAAACATTTCTTTTTCTGTATCATATTCTTTTTTACCTAATGCCCAAGGCGGGTCAGTCAATACAAGGTCTATTGACTTATCTGGTATTTCTTTCATAACCTCAAGACAATCACCTAAATAAATCTTTATTCCTTCTTCTTCGTAATAAGGAGTAATCATTTTTCTTTCACTAAAATTTCAATTAATAATTCTTTTTGCGCAGGAACTTTTACAACTTCTTCTAATTCTGATGCTGGCACTTGAAAAGTAATTTTACATTCATCTTCATAATCTCTTTGCATTTTATACAACGATGCCCTAAATGTTATTTTTTCCATTTAAGCCTCCTTTTTGTTTGATAATACTTGATTAATAATTTCTTTAATTTGAATAGGTTCATTTATTGTCCAATTATTATCTCTATAAGAAGACAAAAATCTATCTTTTATTCTATTTAAATTTTGTATATAATAATAAAATGGCTGTTTATTTTTTAAAAATTGGGTTTCTTTTATTAAAAAATCCAAATCAATATTATTGTTTAAAATGAATTTACATAGTTGGTTAAGTTGATTTTTTGTAAATCGTTTTTTGTATTTATCTCTTAGAATTTCAAAGAAAATTTTAATAAGTTTAAATTTTCTTTTCATTTAATTAATGTTTAAAAAAAATCTTCAAGTATTGCATCGACTCTTTCTTCAGGATAATTTCTGTCTGTATAAAATTTTTTAATTCTTTCTTTTTGCCAACCTAATTTTACAAAAGCTTTTATTTGTTCTGGAGTGAGCAAATTATCTTCTTCTGCATTATATCCCAGCAGGGTTGTTTTGTATACACCTAAGTCGTTCTTATATATATTAAGAAATTCTTGTTTAAAGGGGTGATTGATTAGGTTAAGCTCATTAATTACGCCTTTTATTATTTTAGGACTTTTATTAGGAATATATTTAAATCGGTTTACTATGAATATAGTATCAGTGCTTTCATCCCACTTAACCATCCCCGCTTCAATTATTTTATCCATTGCGGGTTTAAAATCATCACCAAGTTTTACTCTTGCTTGACAGACTTCAATATCAAGCACATATATACCGCAAAGTGTAACTGCTTCATTAGTAAAGAGATAAATAAATAAAAATTTTGATGTTAACGGCAGTCCTTTAAATTTTTTATCTGACCATAATTTCGTATAGAAAGGGACATAATTTATCATTAGTTATTATTTTCATTTTCTTTTTGCAGTTCTTTTATTAGTATTTCGGCTTGTTTATCGGTGAGCATATTTAAGGTTTCTACACCGAATTCGCTACCAATTCTGTTTAAAATTTCAACTTGCCATTTTTCAGCATATCTTTTTTTAGCCAGTTCTTTTATAGCATTTTCTTGTTTTTCAGTAATTGTGCTACGCGGCGTAACTTCTATAACATTTGTTTGAGTTGTTTGTTTTTCAGAAGTAAAACTTGATTGTTCTTCTTCACTATTCCAGTTAGTCTCATCTTTAACTATAGTCATATCAGGAGCAATTTCGGTTTTAATCGTTTCATCAGTCGCTAGTTGTTTTTGTATATCTATTGATAGAGGGAGTAATTTTGCAAGGCGTTTTATCGCGGTTTTTTTAGCCATTTCTTCATACCATTTTACCCATGGGGAATATTCTGCGTTACCGCTTTTTGATGCGGCACGTACTTTTTCAATTTCATCTCTTGTGAGATATACAAATATTTTTTCATCTACTACTTTATTTTTACCTATCGCGTATACTCCTATTATTTGACCTCTGTTTTCTTTTGTTGGTCTATGTATAAGCACAGGATTTAACCCGAGAGAATATTCAAAATAGTCGTTTTCATAGACACATTCAGCACATAAAACAGCGGCATCTCTGCTACGATTAATTAAATCTATCATTCCTTTGTATCCTAAAATGAATTGAACTTCTTTTACTATAGTGCCATCTTTTTTACGATTAGCGAACGGGACATAATAAACATGTCCTGTGGAAGGTATGGGCAAAAAACCAAGTTGTATAGTTTGAATAACTGCCGCGATGAGCGAAACTTGACTACAATTCATTATCTCCGGTGAAGATTTCACGAGCATAGTAAAAAGCGATACCATTCTATCAGGCGTAATTGTTTTAGGTAAAGCATTTTTAATAAGGTCTTTTTGTTTCTCAAAAAAATCGTATATTGTTGTTATCTGTGGTGCCGTCGCTATTGCTTGTTTTGCTTTTTCTAAATTATTACTCATATTTCACCTCCTTTGTTTTTAAAAACTCTTAAAACTCTTGTTTCTTTTTTTATAAGATATTTTTCATATAATCCATCCGCTTTTAATGCGTCATAATTAAGTAACGATACTGTTTGTGGTATCCATTTTACAATGTATTCACTTGTTCTTATACCGAGGCTATCTTTAATTACTTCTTTTAATTTTGCTTCTAATTCATCTCTCTGTGCTTCTAATTCTTTTATATTGGCTTTAACTTGCTGTAAAAGTGCAATACAATTATTCATTTCTTCTATTGCTTGTATTTGCTCGTTTGATTGAGGATATAAAGTGAGTAATATTTCATTATCTTCTCCGGTTGCTGCAGGGGGAATTTTATTTTGCACCATATCCCAAAATTTAATCGCAGATTCTGTCATTTTGTCAAACATTTCTTGGTCAGCTTGAATTTCCTTATATCTAAATTTATTCCCCCCAATAAGAACGGCTATGTAACCTTTACTTCTACCAGTAATCATTAACTGCCAAGAAACTTGCAAAATATATTCAATCGGTATTTCTTCTCCACCCCATTCTTTTTCTTTCCAAGCTGAAACATTTTTACACTCCAGTAGCATATCGGTTCCTTCGATTAAACGGTCAACTTGGCAAGTCATAAAAGGATATTTTTTATGAACATATCTTCGTGGCGCGCGCCGTATTTTCATACCTGTTGATTTAGCAAATTTTTTTGCAATGAAATCCTCAAGTTCGCTACCAAGTTGCACATATTCTTTATTAGTTAAATCTTCTGGTTCTACTAGTCCTACTTTTTCTGCCCATAGCCTTAAAGGGGTTTTATATCGACTTAAACCCATTACTGCCGCAATATCAGAACCGCCAATAAAATTTCGTTCTTCCATTTTAAACTCCTTTTTTGATTTTTTTAATTATTTGTAACTCGGTTTCCAAAAAATTGTCTATATATTCTTGAAATGTTTTGTATAGATTTTGGTAGGTAGGGTCTTGCTTGAGTTTTAGATATGCTTCAGCAAGATACTCAACTTCTTCATCCGATAATAATCTTTTTTTGTTTTGCATTTTTATCTTTCTCAATTATATTATACGCCACTAATATTGTGTTCTCCAAATTTATTTTAGTTTATCGCGAGCAAAATCGAACAAGTATTGATTTATATTAAGGTTTTTGCTATGCGGGCTTCCCATAATTGACCAATATTTTTTGATATAGCGGCCATTGTTCTCCCTTGCAAAGCTCCTCTTAATACTCCAGCAGTGTATTTAGGGTGTCCAGCTTTATACAGTGGATAGTATTTTAATAAAAATGCAATTTCTGCTTTGTTCCATTTTTTAGGGGCAGGTTGTAAATTAGCGCGTAATTCAACTTTCATACTCTAAAGGGTCTTGAGCGTTATTTTTATTAAACGCTTCTAATCTTTCAATACAAGAACCACATTTCCCACAAGCTTTTTCTCCGCCTTTATAACAAGTCCAGGTAAGAGAATAATCTACTCCTATACTTAGACCATCTTTTACTATATCGATTTTATTTTTATTAATATAAGGTGCGTAAATACGTAATTCATCAAACCATTCATTTCCTTTATTAACCAGTCTTTCAAAATCTTGAATAAAACTTTCTCTACAATCGGGATATATAGCGTGGTCACCTGTATGCACGCCAATACCTATTATTTTTGCTCCTGTAGAATACGCTATTCCTGCAGAAATACTTAAAAATATCATATTCCTATTCGGGACTACAGTTTGTTTCATATTTTCTGCTTGGTAATGTCCTTCAGGAACCGCAATATCTTTAGTAGTCAAAGCACTTTTTAATAAATCGGACATTGAAGATAAATCAATTATTTTATGTTTTAGGTTTAACTTAGCGCAGGTTAAACTTGCCATTTTCAATTCTTTTGAATGTTTTTGTCCATAGAAAAATGAAATCGGTAATACCTCGAAACCTTCTTTGAGCATTCGATATAATAGCGTTGTGCTATCTATGCCTCCGGATAAAATACAAACTGCTTTCATTTTTCCTCCTCTCTTTTTCCTATTAACGAAATATCAAAAAATTCCATTTGTGGTTTTTGAAATATTTTTGGTGGGTTTAAAGTTAATTCTTTTTCTATTTGTAAAAAAGATAAAACATTTACATCATTTCTGCGCTTATATGAGTTGAATAATTCTTCTGGTGTAATATTATATTCTTTTTGTAAAATTTCTTTATAGTATTCTTGAATATAAGACGATTGTTTTGTCCAAGCATCTGGAGAAGATTGGTCGCGTCCAAAATCAAATGTTCTATCTTTTATAATTACTCTCTCAAATTTACCACCGCTACACCAGGAGGAACTATCTACACTATACCAAGGATATCGTTTAATCAAAAAAAGTGTAGTTAATCCAAAACCGTGAAATTTTACTTTCGGATGTCGATGAAAAATATCATCGAGCCAGAACATTAGTTGCGGTGTGCTAATCGGAACCATTCCCCCTAACGCTATATATTCATATTTATCTACATATTTATCAAGAATCGTTATTGGTTCTCCGTAATGAAAACAAGGTAAAGGTGACAGCCCTTCGCTTTCTAAATATTTTGTATTTTCCATTGTTTTTTTATAATCTCCAATGCTATCGAGGGTTGCATATACTTCAACATATTCTTTTACTTTATGCAGAAATTGCGCGTATTGAAAAATATTGATTTCTTTTTTTTGCGACCAAGCACTAAATGCTCCGCTGTCTAAAAATACATTTTTATTTTCAAGTTTCATTTGTTTATAAAATTGTATATCTTTATTGTAGTAATAAGTGGTAAGAATATTTCTAACAATTTCTTTTGTGTTAGTTAATAAAGAATTTGCTGCTTCCCAGTCTGCTAAATATAATTTCATTAATCTCCATTTTTTATCAATCTCATCAATTCTTCTCGTGCTTCAATTTTTTCTCTAAAAACTCCTCTCAAAGCAGAAGTAACCATTACACTATTTTGTTTTTGAATACCTCTGCTTGTCATACAAAAATGCTGTGCTTCAATGATACAAGCGCTACCAAGCGGTTTTAAGTATTCTTCTATTGCATCTACTATTTGATTGCAAAGGCGTTCTTGTATTTGCAATCTTCTGGCGTAACATTCCATTAGTCTTGCTAATTTGCTAACTCCTACAACTCTACCATTGGGTATATAAGCAATGTGACATTTACCAAAAAAAGGTAATAAATGGTGTTCGCACATAGAATATATTTCTATGTTTTTTAAAACTACCATTTCATCATAAGCTTGCGTAAATGTTTTAGAAAGAATATCTTTAGGTGATTGCTTATATCCAGAAAACAGGAATTCATAGGCTTTAGCAATACGTAAAGGAGTTTCTTTTAACCCTTCTCTTTCCGGATTTTCTCCAATCGCTTGAATTATTGCGCGAATACTCTCCTCAATAAGTTTATGATTCATTATTCTTTCTCCTTTTTTGTTTTTAAAATTTTATTTTGAGGTTTCTTGCTCTAAAGTATAAGATAATTGGCCATTCTTTTGGCCTTTTTTAATAATATAGCCTTTTTTAGGCAAATGATACCCCAGCTGTATTCTTATTGTAGATATTTTTAATCCAGTTTCTTGCGCAAGTTCTTCAAGTGTTTTTTCTTCTTTAAGTGCGTTTAAAAGTTTTTGAGTTCCAGTTATTCGTTTTTTGTTATTCATTTTTCCTCCTTTCTTATCTTATTCCTCCCACGGGAAAACTATCCATTTATTTATTGTTTTAACTGTATACTTTGGTTCTACCATAGTTCCATCTTTTCGGTATAAAGTAGCAATAGTTGTTATATGCGGGCTTCTCCAAAGCAATACCTTTTCTTTTAATGTCTTTCCTGTGTCCGATACATCATCTACTACTAAAATAGGATACGGCATAAGCGGAGTAATATCAACAACAATGTTTTTAATATTAAGCAAGTGACTTAAATGGCAAGCAATGACCAATCCTCCTCTTGAAAGTGTATAAATAACCCTACATTTATCATCACCTCCTTTTTTAATTAAATTAGCTAATATTCTAATATCTTTATCGTATTCTTCCCAACTTACTTTATACCGATTAACTTGTGAGTTTGCAGGCTTAGACGACAATCTTTCACCTCCTTTACATATTTAACACATACTTCCGTATTTTTCCTTGTAATTTCCGGATTTTTATCCCAACAAGGCTGCAAATAAATTAAAGGAGTAATTTTTTTTAACTTAAGAACTAATTTTTTAATTTTTGATAATTTGTCCGATGCTTTAACTATTATTTTAAATTCGTTAGCTTTTTTGATATTAATCATGCTTTTTGGAGAAACCGTAATCCAGTCAAAAGGTAACTTTGTATCGATAGTTCCGTTTGTCTCCAAATGAATATTAAACCCATTAGCTTTTAACTTCTTAATTAGTTTGTCAAGATTTTGTATTAGAGGCTCACCTCCAGTTAGTATTACATTTTTGTTTTTATATGTCTTGATGTCTTTTATTATTTCATCTTCACACATTACTCTATTAACCCTAAAATCGGTATCGCAAAACGGGCAAGAGAGATTACAACCAGCAAGTCTTACAAAAATCGCGGGCATTCCAGTATAGTAACCTTCACCTTGTATGCTGTAAAATATTTCATTAATCTTTAACATATTCGCAAATACTACCTTCTTGTTCTATTACTTTTACTTTATAGCAATAAGGTATGCTTTCGCAAATTCTTCTAGCAAGATTTTCTGCGGTAGGATTTTCGTCTTCAGGAAATAAATCATTCAAATATTTATGGTCAAAAAAACTAACTGCTTTTTTAATATCTCTAAAATCAACTAATATGCCCAATGAGTTTAGTTTCTCACCTCTGCAATATACTGTAATTTTCCAATTATGGCCGTGTCTATTCGCACAAGGTCCTTCATAGTTATTTAAATGATGACCAGCGCTTATGGTAACTTCTTTTTCAATATACCACATAATTCTCACCTCCTAATTTTATTATACCACAACAGAGTTTTGTTCTCCAATTAATATTTTTATTTCACAGTAGAATTAAAGGTAGGTAAAAAAGGTAAGATTTACTTTTCAACCGGCATTTTTATTTCGCAATGTCCATCTATGAAGTTAATAATTTTTTCTTTTTTGTTTTTGTTTATAAGGTCTATTTTTTTACAAATTTTTTCCATTACCCAAAACAAATTACCTGGAGTTATTTTTATTTTTTTATATCGCATATAGCATAAAGCAACCTCAACTAAAGTTACATCCCAATAATATACTTCAAACTTTTTTTTCATTTTCCACCTTTACATTTTTACACCCACATACAACGTTCACCCAAGTATCAAATTCTGTTAAGTCTGCAAAACTCACCTTTCGTTTTTCCATTTCCTTAAACAAAATGTCCAGGTTATTCATATTTCATCTCCTCATTTTAATTATTCTGGATTGACGCTATTGTAATGACAATCGCCCATAGCAAAAGAACAACAGAAGACTCAAAAGATATCCATTTGAGAAAGTATGCAACCATACTTACTATTCCGCCAACTACAGCAAGAGTTTGTGATGGTTCATTTACTTTCATTTTTTACCCCCCTTTTGTTTATAAATAAACCCCTTCGTTGTAAATACTACCCCGTTTTCTAAATCTTTAATTATCTCGCTTGCTTTCAGTGTATAATAACCCTGTATTTTTCTAACTGCCTCTATAACAGATATGCTTTCTTTTTCCCCTGTCTCTTTATTAATACGCTCTACTTTCATCTTCTCACCTCCCAATACTATTATAACACCAACCCCCTAAATACTTGCTTATATAAGATTATAAAAGAAGGATTTTAATAATACTAATCTTTATCCCCTACGCTCTATCTTTTATTAAATCAGCCCCTTATCTTTAAAACTTACATAATTGTTGTTATCATCTGTAATAATAATATGGTCAACTACCTCAATGCCGATAATTTTCCCCGCTTTTTTTAGTCTTGCTGTAATTTCTAAATCGTCTTCTGATGGTTCGGGTTCTCCTGAAGGGTGATTGTGTCCAATTATAATCTGCGCCACTCCTTTAAAAATCGCTAACCTAAAAACCTCTCTGGGATGAACTAAATTACTATTCAAAGTTCCGAGACTTACCAATTCCAAATACTTAATTATGTCCCGTGCATTTAACCCTACAACCCAAAAATGTTCTTTTTCTTGGTCAATTTGATTTTCTGATTTTAAAATTTGTTGAAAAATTTTTGCAATTTCTTGCGGATTGGTAATCTTCACTTTTTCCGAAAGTTTTATCTCCATCTTCTCACCTCCTTTAAATTAAATTCTGTGGGTTTTTTTGACTACCATAAAATTTTTACATTTATCTATTGGACTTATTACTTTTAGCCCGGCACTTTGAAACTCATTCAAAAGGGATATAATGGCTGTAGTGTTTGCATTTATATTTTTTGCAAGTCTTTCTATACTCCGTGACTCCCAATATCCTCCTTCATCATACACCTCCTTTAGAAATCCAAGCTCTTTTATATAGTCCAGAATAGCAATTACCAAAAGATGGCATCGTAAAAAGTCCTTTGCATACTGAGTTTTTGTAAAATCATCACCTACCCAATAGACTCCATCTGCGGTTATTAAACTAATATTAGTTGGGTCACATCCGTCACCAGCGCATAAATTTATTACATATCCATTATCTAACTTCTTTAATTCTCCTACTTTTGCAAATCCTAACTCTTTTGCTTTGTCCCTTACTTTTAAAAGCTTATCTTTTACCTGCGCTTCATTACCCACAAACTCGAGTTCATAGTGAATTGTTAACCCCATACTCCACCTCCTTAAATAAAAAACCTCGTAGACCGCAAGAACCGGTAACAATACCGGCAGGAGGTTTGAGCCTCCAGTCTACGAGGTTTATTTTTATTTTTACCCTGCTTATTCTTGCTTTTGCCATTTTCTATCCTTTTCTATTTTACAACTATATTATACCACAAAACTTGTATTTTGGCAACTGTTTTTTTGTATTTTTTTTAAAACCTACAAACTTTTTAATTTTACTCCTTCCGCTCATCTACTGTAATTATACCACAAAATTTAAGTTTTGGCAACTATTTTTTTTAAATTTTTCTGTCATAAAAGGTAAGGCCTAATTTCTAACTTATTTTTGCTTATGTTATATTTATATAATATCTCTCTTATATATATGTTACCTATATGTCGTTCCTTAATAAATAAAATAAATAAAATAAATAAAATAAAAAAATAAAGATTAATCTGTTCATAATCTGTTAATACTGTTCATAACTTTAAAAAATAAAAATCAGACTGTCTCGCTTGACATTTTAAGATTTTAAGTTATATTTTAATTAGAAAATTAAGTAAATATAATTGTTTTAATATTAGTTAATAAAATGAAACAAGGTATTAATAACCATAATAAAGAAACTATGGAAGTAAGGTTGTCAGAGTTTCAAAAGAAGTTTTATTATATGCAACGGCACTGTAAAGGAACAAAAAAAGATGGCACTCCTTGCAAAAACATCGCAATTGTAGGTTCCGATTATTGCCGGTTTCATTCAAAAATACCCTCGTTAAAACATTTAAAAGAAAAACTTGAGCAATGCCCAGAGCGTTATAATATCCCTTCAACATTTTTAAGATATCTTTATCGAAAAAACCTTCAAGATAAAAACATTTTAAATTTGCACGATGAGTTAGCGTATTTACAAAGCGTTATGCAAGAGTTAATAAATCAAACTGCTGACCAGAATATTACTCCAGAAAAGTTAGCAATACAATTACAGGTGATTGAATACCTACGTCGTTTAACTGAGACCATAAAAAGAATTGAACTCCAGGATAAATATTTTGAAAAAGCCCAACAAACAGTCGCGATAGTTTTACAAAAAATAGTTGTTATTATTGACAAATTCATCACGGACAAAAGCACAAAGCAATTAATTGCTCAAGAACTTTATAAAATCGGAGTTGAATTACAAGTTGAAAAAGAAAGTGAGATTAAAAAACTTACAAAAGACTTAAAAGATATACAAGTGGTTGAGACTGAACAAGTTGAAGTAAAATAATGAAGTTAACATAATATTTATTATAGGAAGTTAAGATGACTGAAGAAGAGATTTTAAAGATACGCAAGATATTAGAACAGATAGATTTAGAGAGAGAAAAAGTTAGAGAAAAATTAAAATTAGATAATAGGGTTGAAATTGAAAAACCGGAAACCCTGGGGGAGGCAAAAATTTGAATTTATTTATGGCTTCTTCTCCTCAGTTTATCAAAACTATGGTTTTTTCGCGTAGATTAAATCCAGATAAATTTTCTTCTTCAGTTAATGGTTTTATATGTTTTTTTAATTTCATTTTATCTGGATTAAACGTGGATTAAAAGACCAATATTTTTAGAGGATATGCCCAGAGTAAAAATAAATCCTGAAGTTGTTTTAGATAATCCATTCTTAGAGCTCTCTAAGATGTTAGGGAGCGTAGATGCAAGACTTGCTCCGGTAGCATCTCCTTACGATTTTGTATTTAAATATACATATACATTAGACCCGCACGACCCAGTAAGCCCGGTTAAGAGAATTCCTGAGAAAGAATATATTAAAAGACTCATAGACTTATGGTTAAATGAACATTTATTATTAGTAGTGAAGTCAAGGCAGATGATGGTGACTTGGACTTTTGTAGCCTTAAATCTATGGTTAGCGATGACACAGAATGGGCAATATATTTTCTTTGTCTCAAAGAAAGAGGATGATGCGGGGTTTAGTTCTAATTTAAGTTTATTATCAAGGGCGATGTTTATTTATAATCATCTTCCTAAAGAAATGCAAATATATTATAAGCGTTCTTCACAACCAGCGATATTAACATTTCCGCATAAAAATTCAACTATACACGCAGTTTCGCAAGATTCTGATGCGGTAAGGCAGTATACTACATCTTCACTATTTTCGGATGAAATGGCTTTTCAAGAGAGGTCAGAACAAGTATTTGCTGCGGTAAAACCTACTTTAGACGGACAAAAGACTAAAATTAAAGTTGGAGATACTTATATAGCGTTACCAAAATTTACGGGAGTTTCTACTCCTAATGGTAAAAGGAATTTGTTTTATAAATTAGTCCACGATATACAAGAATGAGAGAAGAAGTCCTTTGCAGAGGTCTTAGTTATAAGAAAAATAGAAACGGGTTTGTTGTAGCATATTTACATTATTCTGCGGATGAGGAGAAGAATGAAGAATGGGTAAAGGAGGTTAAAAAGACTTATCCCTCTCTTGATTTATGGAATCAGGAGATGGAGCTTGATTTTACAAAAGCAGTTGGAAGAAGAGTTTATCCTGAGTTTAAACAAGAATTACATATTTATGAACTTAAACCAATACCTAATAGAGAGATTTGGCGAGGGTGGGACTTTGGATATCATCATCCCGCTTGCGTTTGGGCACAAGTAGATTTAGAAGATAGATTATGCATTTTAGCGGAGTTAATGGGGGAGGAAGTAGTTATAAATAAATTTGCAGAGCAGGTTATTGAAATGAGTAAAAAGTTATTTTATGGCTATGATTTTAAAGATGCGGGAGACCCTGCGGTAAGAGCTAAAAGTGATAAATCAGAAAGAACTACCGCGGATATTTTAAGGTCTTATGGCATAAGAATACAGACAAGGCCGATGTTAGTTAGAGAGCGAATAAACCTTTTGAGAAATTTATTATTACCAAGACCTGATGGTTCTCCGCGGTTTAAAATAGATAAAAATTGTCAAATTTTAATTGATGGATTTTTAGGAGGATATACACGGGATGAAGAAGATAATCCAGAGAAAGATGGGTATTATGAACATTTAATGGATGCTTTAGGATATTTAGTAGCAGTATTATATAATCCTAAAACTTTTGAGAGATATCGTCCTGCTCCGATTTGGGTAAGACCTCGACCAACTGCTGAAGCAGTTACCGGATATTAAGAAGGGAGGGGTATGCCAAAATTTGGTTTAAAGAAATCAAAGCTTAAGAAAATGAGAACACAGAGGATAAGAGTAAGACAATTAAAGGGGTTACCTAAAACAAAATTAAAATCTTTAAATGTTCCTGAAAGTATTTTAAAAACAGGACGAGGACCAATAACTGCTAAGCCTAAATTTGATAAAAAGTTTTTTCAAATATCTGCAGGTAAAAAATGGTAAAGATTGCAATAGATTTTGATGGCGTTATAAATACAGTTAAAGAATCAGAACCAGGAGAATTTGGAGATATAGTTTTTGGAGCCAGAGATGCGATAGAAAGTTTTTTGAAAGATGGGTTTGAAGTAATTATTTATACTGCGCGTTCTGATATTGGGAATGTTAAAAGATGGCTAAGAAAAAACGATTTTCCAGAATTAGAAGTCACTAATAAAAAAGTCCCAAGTTGTTCTATTTATGTAGATGATAGAGGATACCGTTTTAGAGAATGGAATCAATCAGTTATAGATGAGATAAAATCATTAGCAAAAGAAACTAAAGAAGAAATTATAGAATCTAAACCAATTATAGGTTATAGAAAAGAATTTTTTAAAAGAGAGGCTAATAAAGAATGGTAATGACTTCTAAAAAATTAAAAGCATTAACTAAACCAGGGTATAAAAGGATAAGAATAAGTTATAAAAAAAGGAGGAAGAAGAAATGACGCGAAAAGACAAAAAAAGAAAATGGGAAAAATATGTGAGGGAACATACAGGGAAAAAAGATGTAAAGCCTGGAACTCCTGAGGGATATTCCGCAGGTTTAGGCGGACAAAAAATTCGTTCTAAAGGAATGGGCAGAGGTTTAGGGAAAGGTAAAGGAAGAGGTCCAATAGGTATTCCTGTAGGTAAAAAAAAGAGGAGGTAAAGGTAAAATGCCTCAAGATACTAAAAGTAAAATTAGAAAATGGGAAAAATATGTTAAAAGAACTACTTTACCTAAAGAAACAGTAAAAGCAGGGCACGAATTAGGTAGAAGATTAGAAAAACACGAAAATCATATTAAAACACCTTATGCTTTAGGAATGTGGATGGCTAAAAAAGGAATAAGACCTAAAAGAAAGAAAAAAAGAAGATGATAAAGAGAACTAAAGCAGGTTGGGTTGTATTTAGTGAAAAAGGGAAGAGATTAAGTAAACCTTATAAAACTAAAGCACAGGCAATAAAGAGATTAAGGCAGATAGAATTTTTTAAAAAAGTGAAAAAATGAATGGCTAAAAAGGTTGAAGTAAGAAACTATAATTTTAATAAAGATTACTATAAAGAGATTTTACAAAATATGTTTATAAATGCTATTATTCAGCACGAAGGGTTAGAACCTTATCAAACACCTTTTAGAATAACTTCACCGGAAATGAGGAAATGGAAAACTATTCACGGATTTGAAATAGATTGGGAGAAAAATAAAAAAGGCAGAAAAAATTTTATTTATTTAAAAAGACAAGAGGATTTAATACCTGCAATTAAACAGCAGTTTATAAATTATATGTTGACTCCAGAAAAATATAAATTACCTAAAAATGTGACTATAGAAGATGCTATAAAGAAATTTGACCAAACTGGAGCAGAGAATAAATTAAAATTTTTAGAGTCTAAAGGGATAAGTAGAAATTGGTATTTAAGCGATATATTTTAAAGGAGAAAATATGGATATTAGTAAACAGAAAAAAGTTTTAGAGGAAGAAAAAGCTAAGCAACAGAAATTAATGTTTTCTTTATCTGAAGATATCCAGAGAGATATCGTAGAAATGGTTATTAAAGATGTAGAGGATGATGAAAAATCAAGAACAGAATTTATGGAAAATAGAAAAGAGATAATAGAACTTTATGAAGGGATTAAAAAAGAAAAAAACGACCCATTTCCTAATTGTGCTAATGTTAAGACAATGATTGTGGCTATGGTTGTAGAACTACTTCATTCTCGGTTGTTTCCCGCAGTTTTTAATGAAGATTTAGTTTATTGGATACCACAAGAAAAATCTGACATTGCTACTGCGGATAATATTGGAAAGTTTATGAAATGGGCTTTAAGAAATATGAAATTTGGGCAATTTGTTGATGATTTTGTTAAAAATTTAGTTTTAGAAGGAACTGCAGTTGCTAAAATAAGATGGGAAACAGAATACCGATGGGTTCAGAGAAAAATTCCTAAAGAATCAAAGATAATTAATAGAATAAAAAATGTTATACTTAATTTATTTGGTAAAAAAACAACGGTTAGAACTACCGATGAAGATTTTGAGGTTATTTATGATTATAAAAAATTTGAAAATTGTGTTGTAGAATTAATACCTTTGGAAGATGTAGGTTTTCCCCCTTATTCTATACCCGGAAGTGATGAAAACAAATTAAGGCATATCTGGCATAGAACCAGACCTTTTATTGATGATTTAAGACAAAAACAAGATGAAGGATGGTTTATAAATGTGGATAAAATTTCTGATTGGGTTGTTAATCAACTTACTCAAGGGACAGAAAAAACTAAAATGGAGGCAGAAGGGGTAAGAAAAGTTAATCTGGAAAAAGAGCGTTATCCTTTAGAACTTATAGAATGGTATGGAAAATATAATGTTCCTGGTTATGGTAAAATAGAATGTATTTTCTGGGTAGAGAAAAATTCTAAGACTTATTTAGGTGGGATGCCTTTAGTTAATGTATCCAGAATTAATAGAAGACCTTTTGTTATCGCACAATTAGTAAGAAGAACTAATAGAATGTATGGGAAAGGAATTGCCGATTTTGTTAAAGAGTTACAGAAAGAAATGGATTCTATTTATAATCAATATTTAGATGCAGGAACAATGACAATAATTCCACCAGGAGTTTATAGAGCGGCATCAGGTATGACGCCTGAAGAAATACAATTAAAACCAGGATTATGGATACCATTAGATGATGTTAATGATGCCAAATGGTTAGTTATGCCTAATAATGTTTTAATTTCTTATCAAGCAATAAGAATGCTTATGGAGTTAATAGAAAAAATTTCTTCTGTAGGAGCGTATCAATCTGGACAAGAAAGTGATATTGTTAGAACCAGAGCGACTGCCAGAGGAACATTAGCGATTATTGCACAAGGAGAAGTTAGATTTAATACTTTGGCTAAAAGAATACAACAATCATTAGCAAAAATTTTAGTTCATATTTTACAACAGTATCAACAAAATATTCCTCCAGGATTAGAACAAAGAATTTTAGGAGATAGTGGAGAACCAATCTTTCCTGAAGGGATTTCTCCAGAAGATATTGCAGGAAATTATGATGTTTATTTAGGTTTAGATTCTACAGGCGGTTCTAAGATTTTAGAAAGAGAAACTGCTGCGATATTATATCAGGGAATGATTAGTAATCCTTTAATTTTATCTAACCCTGCAGGATTATGGGAATTAACCGCGGATACTTTAAGAGCAGCAGGGAAACTTGATGTAGAAAGATATATTGGACCTAAACCACAAGTTCCACAAGAAATTACTAAAACTGTTGCTGAAGAAAATGCTTTAATTATGCAAGGAAAACAAGTTTATACTAAACCTACAGATAATGTTATGGAACATTTATTAGGTCATTTATATTTTGCTCAATCTCCAGAAGGCTTGAATTTAACTCCAGAGGCAAGAAGACTTCTGGATTTACATATTTTAGAAACTAAAAGACAATTAGTGCAAATGGTTTCGCAGGAGATATCGGGATTAGGAGGAGGAAATTTAGATGTTGAAAGATTTGCTACGGGAGGAATTGCAGAGCCAGTTTTGGAAAGACCTTATCCAGCCGAGACTGAGACAGGAGTTGGAACGCCAGAAACAACTTCTCCGAACTTACCTGAAGTCGGAGGAGTATAACAAAGCACATCAGGCATTAGGCTGGTGTGAGGCAATTGAATGGTTCCTCGGCCTACCTCAATTAATGATAAAAGAGATAGAAGCCGAAGAATCAAAAACAAAGGAGGTTTAATATGGCAGAAGAGGTAAAAAAACCCGAAGAGCAACAAAAACTTAGTGATGCTGAATTAGTAAAAAAAGCAGTTGAAGAAGCAAAGCAACAAGGAGTAGAAGTTCCAAAAACTGAACAAGTTCCAATCCCAGAAGAGAAGAAAGAGGAAGAAAAAGCGCAAATTTCTACCGTTGAAGAAAAACAACCAGAAGAGACTGAAGAGGAAAGAAAATCAAGAATTAGAAAAAGGATAGAGCGCTTAACTAATCAATATCGCTCTTTAATGGGATATACTCAAGAACAACCGATAAGTAAAGAAGTTGATAAAGAAATAGAAAAAATTGCCGAAGAAGGAAAAACTTTAGATATAAATACTATTAGAAAACTTGTTAGTATGGAAGTAGAAAAAGCTAAAAGAGAAGTTATTTCTAATTTAACTATGGAGGAACAAATTTCATTAACGCAGGAGGAGAGAAATAAAGCTAATGCCGAAGTTTGGGAAAAACATCCAGAAGTTTTAGATGTTGATGAAGGTCTTAAGAGACCAGAGGAAGTTCCTTTTTATTTAACAATGCAGGAAGTTTATAAAGAATTTCCTGAACTTATTTATCTTCCCAGAGGACCAGTAGTTGCTATGGAAATTGCCGAAAGAAGATTTAAGGCGAATGAGGAGATTAAAAAAGCAAAGATGAAAGGTGCAGAAGAAGAAAGGCAAAGAATAGAGAGGACTTCTGCGGCATCAGTAGTTTCCAGTGCCAGTGTTTCTGGAATACCTACAGAAAGCGCTACAGTAAGTTTATCTCCAGAAGAACAATTAGTTGCCAGAAAAATGGGATTAACTGATTCTGAATATTTAAAGTATAAAAAACGCAGTCCAGTTACAAATGCAGAATATTATAAAAAATATCAAGGACTACCAAAACCAAAGGTGGCTTAAATGGAACCTAAGATAGTAGTTCTACACATTCCGGTTAAGATGAAGATTAATCCTGGCGCTTTTAGAGGTGTCTTGAGGTGTCCTCATCCTACGAAAGATGGGGTATGCGGAGGCACCAGTTGGAAATTTGTGGAAATGGTTACGCCCGTCAGGATTCGTTATCAATGCCGGAAATGTGGGAGGACTATACAGTATGATTTCTCAAATAACGAAGATTTTTTGAGGAATCACCCTTATGGTCCGTTTAAGAAATCCATTTTTCAACAGGTGATTGAAAAATGGAAAAAATCTAAACCACAAACCATCAAGTAGGGTAATCCCTATTTGATGAAGTCTGGGTAATCCCAGAAAGGAGGAGAAGAAAAATGAGATGGCACTATGATTTAACTGGAGCAGAGCCGATTATTAGAGATTGCCCTGTTTACGATGCATCTTCTTTAGCCGAAGGTGAATTGTTAATGTTAGGCACATCCGCTAATAATACTGCTGATGGGGGTATATCACTTGTTACTGCAGGAACTGGAACTGCATCAAGTGATGCTACAAATGCTGTAGGTATTTTAGCAGAAAATACCTATGCATCAATTGCTCCGAATAGAACCGTTGATGATACTTCCGGTGTCTATTTGGGCAAAGTGATAATTAATCCCTGTGCAGTATATTTAGCAGAGTATGCTAATGATACTGCTCACGATATTGCAGTAGAATCCAGTTCCACATCTACTAACATCTATGAAACATTATCAACTATAGGTGCTAATAATTTGGATGGATACTGGGTTCTATTTGTTAATTGTGCTACTTCGGCTATTGAAGGGGATTTGAGGATAATAACTGCTAATACTGCTACTTACTTTACTATTCCTGCATTAAGTGCTACTCCAACAACGAACGATAACTATATTTTTGCTAATCCTAAGCATTCTAATGCAGTGAGATTAGTAAGTGGTGATGCAAGGTATTTAGATTGCACACCTACTCTTGATGCTCCTGAAGGCGCTACTAAACTAAAAGTAGTTTGCAGTTATGTGTACAGTCCTCAAGTTCCTTTAACACCTTTGTTAAGCTATGTATCTCCAGGGCAACTCAATGTTGGTAAAAATGGAAAACTTCTTGCTGATTTGGTAATGGTTGACCATTTGTTTGTGTAATAGGAGGTGATTTACAATGCCAGCAATTTCAGAGAGTTTTGGTGATTTATTGGAGCCAGGTTTAAGGAAAATCTTCACAGAACAATATAACCAACTCCCTGAGATGCGGCCATTGATTTTTAATGTTCAATCCTCGGGAACTTCATACGAAAAAGATAGTTCCGTTGGTGCTTTCGGTGATTTAACAGTGTTTACTGGAACTATCGCTTACGATGAAGTTTATCAGGGATATGATGTGACCTATACCCACGCAGAATTTGCGAAGGGTTTTAAGGTTGAGAGAAAACTCTTTGATGATGATTTATACAATGTCATATCCCGTAAACCCAGAGGATTGGCTTTAGCGGCAAATAGAACAATGGAAAAACTTGCTGCTAATGTGTTTAATACCGCTTTCTCAGGTGGTGGGAAGATTGTGATTGAAGGTGTGACTATTTTAAACAACACTGAAGGAGTTTCTTTGTGTAATAGCTCACATCCGTCTCCAGCAACTTCTACACTGCAATCTAATGTCGGGTCAAGTTCTTTATCAGCGACTTCTGTAGAGGCAACGAGAATTTTAATGACTCAGTTTAAAGATGACCGTGACAATTTGATTGCAGTGCAACCAGATTTACTCCTGGTTCCCAGAAATTTGGAAGAGACTGCTTGGGAGATAATTTCTTCTAAAGGTAAAGTTGACACTGCAGAGAATAATGCTAACTTCCATTTTGGGAAATACAAGTTAGCAGTTTGGGATTATCTCACTGATGCTAACAACTGGTTTATGATTGATTCAGCAATGGCTAAAATGTTCCTGCAGTGGTTTGACCGTATACCTTTAGAATTCTTCCAAGATAAGTCTTTTGACACCCTTATTGCTAAATTTGCAGTATATTGCAGATTTAGTTTTGGGTGGTCAGATTGGAGATGGGTATACGGACACTCAGTATCGTAAAACCGAATTGGGAGGGGCATTTATTTGCCCCTCCTGCTTTAAAAAAGTGAGGAGGTTAAAATGGGATATACACATTTTAATGCTTTATCTACAAAGTCAAATGGTTATGCAGTAGGTGCTAAAGGTTCTGAAGTAGAAGTTATTAGTCAATCTGGCGAGTTAAAAAACCAAGTTGCTAAAACTGATGGTCAAATATTTTTAGGGGTTAATGATGTAATTGCTTCTGGTGGCACTTGGACAATAACCAGAAATGCCGCAGGAAATTATTCTCTTGATAAAACTGCTGCTGCTGATACTACTTATATTGCCGCTGATATTACTAATTTAATGCGAACAACTTCTGATAAAGGGTTAAAGTTAACATCTTTTGATGTAGTATACTCTATTGGAACTGCAGCATTAACTACTCATTCTGTAGCAGTTAAGGCAGTAACTTATGCTAATAACACTGCAGTATCAGTAGCAGATTTTGGCGGAACTTTAAGCGGTTCTTTAGCAACTGCAACACAAACTAATCCTTATGTTTCTACAATAACTTTAGGGACACCTGCTTTTGCCACTACTTCAGACCAAAAAATAATAATTGAAATCGCAATTACCGCTCAGGCAACGAGTGTGTATAAATTCTACGGGTTGTTTTTGAAGTTTGACCATAACTATATGTAAAGAGGTGATTCTATGGCTAAAGGGTCTAATATTATTTCTGCAATACAGTATCAACCTGTAAGTAATACCGCAAATGCACCAACTGATATTAAGGTTGATATAGAGCAAGAAAAACCTAAAAGTAAAAAAGTGAAGAAAAAGGGAGGTAAATGATGATTAAAACTGTAGAACACGGAATTCAGGGAACTTCTAAAAAAGCAGTTGAATATGGGATAAGGTCTTATGATGACACTGGACACGATAGAAGACCTAATCCTGGAGATGCTCCTAATGTTTATTTAACTAAGCAAGCATCTTCTAAAGACTCCGGAGGATTTGCAACACAAGTTAAAGGTATTAGAAATCAAAAAGGTGCTTCCAGTTATGTTCCTAAAGGTAAAGTTTCTTCTTTTGGAAATGGTTCTAAATTTGGTGTTCAAGTGAAGGGGTTTGGTGGGCAAGTAAAAGGCAGAAAGAAATAATGAAACGACCAGAAAAATTTGAAGAAATAACTAAAGCACCAGAGGTAGAATTTACTAATCTTCATCCCTCTCCTTCAGCGGGAAAAAGTTTTAAAGGCGTAAATTTACCTCCCTATTCTGGTTGTGATGGTGAGGAATCAAAGTTTATTCGGTGTCCTCACTGCGGATTTATTATAAATACAAAAGTTAATACTCCTGGTAGTGGTTGGGGAAACGATGCAGTAGAACCTATAATTTTACCTGATGGTAAAACTGCTAATGCTAAAAACCCTATTTCTACTGCAGGTTGTCCTTTTTGTAATGCTTCTAATTGGGAGAAGAAGTGATGTATTATGACTATATATTCTAAACCTTTTAGTAAAGAAGGTGAAAAAAATTACGAAAGGATTTTTGGGAAGAAACCTGAGATAGATTATAGTGAAAATTTTGATGAAGTAGAAAAACCAAAACAAGAAACTCCAATTGTTGTTAATAAAGAAGGAAAACCAATAAAACTTACTTCATACCAAAAAAATAGTTTATATAAACTCGCCAAAGATTTAAAAGAAGAAATAAAATCCGCTTTATGTTCAAAAACTGAATGCTGGAAACCTACTGAAAATAATGTTAAAAAAATGATTGAGAGTGAGTTTAAAGCATATCCTAAAATAGATTTATTTAAAAAAGCGATGAAGGCTATAGGAGCTGACCCTAAAGATTATAACATAGACAGATTAAGACCAAGGAGGTAAAGATATGAGTAATCAAAATAACGGAAATATTTTTTATTTGGATACTTTTTCTTCCGATATTATTATTTCTTCTACACCTTGTGAAATTATTGGAATTACAATGTATACACAAACTGCACCTGATAAATTAGTTTTAAAAGATAATTCAGGACAAATTGTGGTTAATATTCAAACATCGTCTAATAATCAAACTATAGAATTTTCTCCTTGTTGTCCTATTAGATGTAATGGCTTGGTTTTAAAAGTAAGTGATGGAAATTATGACGGAACTTCAATAGTAATGATATATTTAAGATAAGAAGATTAAAATGTTTAATCGGGATAAAGAGATTTTAAAAACTATAGATAACTGCTTATATAATTATACAGAAACTCTTAAAAATTATATTAATTCATTTATGGTTCATATTAAGAAGGAGCAAGATGAAAAAATTGATAATCTTAATAAGAGATTAGATTATTTAAAATTGGAGATAGAGAAAAAATTGACAGAATTTCGTTCTGAAATGATTAATAAGTATTTTGACACTTTAGAAAAAATATTTAAAGCACAAAAAGAAATATCATTAATAGAATCTTTAGCACATCAGGTTGATAATAAAGATTTTGCTCGTTTAAAAAGTTTATTATTACAACCAATTTTAGAAGAAAGATGGAAAGAGAAAGAAAAACAAGAAGCACAAAAAATAGAACAGAATATTCAGACTTTAGGAGAAAAACTTCTTCAAGAAAGAAAACGCCTTTATGAAGAGTATTTAACTAAAGAAAGAGAAGGAAAAGATGTTTCTTTAATAAAGGCAAAATTAGAAATATTAGATATGATAATTAAAAAGGAATAAAAATGCTTTTTCATAAAATAAAAGGAGTTGCTACGGTATCAAGTGGTTCTTGGTCTGGAAATACTCCTAAATTTTCTATGGGGGTTTTAAGACAAATTGTATTAAAAGCAACTACCTCTACTAATATTTTTGATTTTTCTTTGATAGATGAAAACGGAAATACAGTTTTTCCTACAGATAAAGATTCCGCAACTGCGATAGAAGGTTCTTTAAATTTAAGTAAAGTAGATATTCCTTTAGTAGGAATTTATACTATGAGAATTTCTAATGCTACTATAGATGAAGATATATCTTATTTATTAGTAGTTCAGGAGGACTAATATGGGAACTCCAAGCATAGGTTCTCACGAAATAGCATATGATAGTAATGGAAATCCTGTTTATGAGGGATGGGCTAAAAGAAAAGGAGCAGATAAATCTTCTGCGATTTGGAAAATTAAAAAATATGTTTGGGAACTTAATGGTAGTAATTATGTAATGACGAGAGAACTTTGGGCTGATGGTAATGAATTATATGATAATATTTGGAATAATAGAGAAAGTTTAAATTATAGTTAAAATGTCTAAATGGGTATTAAATCCGTTTACAGGAACACTTGATATTACAGGAGCAATTGAGACAGCAGTATCCATTAAAACTAAAACAGCAGATTATACTCTTACTCCATCTGACAACATAATTCTTGCTGATGCATCAATATCATCTTTTACTCTTACTTTACCAACTGCAGTAGAAATTGTAGGAAAACAATACACAATTAAAAAGATAGATAGTTCATCTAATACAATTACTATAGATGCATACGGAAATGAAACTATAGATGGAGAGTTAACTCAAATACTTTTAAATGAAGATGATACAATAACGATTATTTCAGATGGTTCTAATTGGCGCATAATATAAAGGAGACAAGAAATGTCATATTTTTCAGCGATAATGTTAAAAGATATACATACAGCGTTAAAACAGATTATTAATTGCTTAACCCGTCCGTTATGGGTTGACCCAACAACTTCAAGGGTGAAAGCGGATGTAACAGCAACTCAATCTGGGACTTGGAACATAAGCACAACTGCCACAGTTACTACACTTACTAATTTAGGAACTGCAAATGTTACTGGAATGTATATTGATAGAATGGCCTGGGGACAGAATATTCGTCCTCGCATAACTTAAAAGGAGGGAAAATGGCAACAACACTTAATTTTAAAGACCTAATTGATTTACCGCAATGGCGGACATTGGCAAACTCTATTACTTCAACTGCTGCAGCTTCCTGTATATGTTGTGATAATAGAAATGATACATCAAGAAACCCTTATTTGTATCTTCTAATTAATGCAACTACTTTTCAAAGATACCATATCTTAAATGATGAGTGGCAAACTTTAACTTCTCCAGCATTGACAGGAACTTTTGGAGCAGGAGCAGGGTCAGTTTTTGTTGCTTCCGCAGGACCTTCAGGAACTTTAGCATCAGGTAATACTACTACATCTGTTGTTCTTTCAACTGCTTTACCAGCAGCAGTAGGTGTTAATCAGCTTGCTAATAGAGGAGATGGTGTAGGGTATAAGATAAGAATAATTGGTAATGCTTCAGGCTCATCGGGAAAAACAGAAGAAAGATACATTATTGGAAATACTGGCGGAACTACTCCTACAATCTATCTTGATAGTCCATTAAGTTTTACTCCTATCGCTGGGGATAGGTATGAGATATTATCTGGAAGAGTGTTATTGATGTCTGCAGGGACATTAGCGTCTGGTATTGTTAAAGCTTATGATATTGCTACTAATTCTTATATTACCATAACCCAAACTAACCTTCCTGCAACAATTGGGACAGACTCAGAGTTTATTGTTCTTGATGAGCAGTTTGTTCCTAACAACAGAAATCCCGGTGAAGGTTTTTTTGGTAATCTTACTGCTACTGCAACTTCTTCAAATACTATAACAGGACAGGCAAGCGGTGGAGATGCAGGAGTTTTGGCTAATGAATATAGAAACTTTCAGATTAGAATTGTTCAAGATATAACAACTCCAACTGCTGTCGGTCAGCGCAGGATTATTTCTTCTCATACTGCAGGTCCTTCTCCTGTTTATACTCTTTCATCTGCTTGGACAGTTACTCCTTCTGCTAATGCTATATTTGTTATTGAGAATAATAACGATGTTATCTTATCAACTTCTGCTTCAACAACTATGTATTCTTACCGAATGGGTGGATTTACTGCAGATGGCACTTGGTCTTATACAGGAACGGTAGGGACAAATGGAGCATTGGCTTATGCCGCAAGACCTGGTGCTTCAGGTGCAGGAACTTGTGCTATACCTTCTTGGGGCTTAACCTTAGATACTGCCAAGAATGCCAGACATAGTTATATTTACTGGTTTAGGGGTGGTGGGTCAAATACTCTTGATTTACTTGATATTGCTGGAGCAGCAGGAACAGGGGCTTGGACAGGAGCAATTGTTTATGGTGGTCAAACAGGAGCAACTACATTTACCACAGGCACATCATCTTGTTATGATGGTGCAACTAATTCAGGGAAGTATGGATATATAAGCATAAATGGAACTCAAAGATTTGCAAGATTTGATGTTTTAAATAGAGTGCTTGAACCTTGGTGCTATTTACCTTATGCACAAGGAACTGCGGTTGCAGGAGAAAAAGTGGCAACTGCTTTATTTATTGATGGAACAACTAAATTGGCATTTCTATATACAATTCAAAATTCTGGTTCAGTGTTTTGGAATGTAGCAATACAAAGATAAGGGGGCAATATGAATATAGAGCAGTTAATTCAATTTGTTCAAAATAGAATTGCTACATTAGAACGGGCTTTAACTGAAGCCTATACATCAGGGAATGTTGAACAATATGCTCAAATTGAAAAAGAATTAATGGAAAGTAAGTCTACTTTGATTAAATTACAGGAGATAAGTAATGGCTAACTTAAAAGACCTATATGAGGAAAAGAAAAATGAATCCCGAACTTAAACAAAAAATAGAAAAAAGAGCCTATGAAATCTATCAAGAAAGACTTAAAAAAGGTATTTCAGGTTCAGCATTAGGAGATTGGCTCTGTGCAGAGGCAGAGATTTTAAAAGATAGACGTATGAATGATGGATGCCCAAGATGTGGAAGAAAGTTGTTAGCCTTACAAGATAAATATGTAATATGTTTAAATCCAGGTTGTGATTGGAAGATTGAAGCAAAAAGGATGGAAGATTTTAAACTTCCTAAAGCAGTTGAGGTTAAAAAATTGTGGGAATAAAAAAGAGCAAAAAAACAAGAATGGATTTTGTTTGTGTAAATTGTAGAGTTCATACCGTTCAGTTTAGAGATGGAAAAAGGTGGATTTGTTCTCAATGTGGAACTCCACAACCTATTAGAATGAAAGGAGGGAAAAATGTTTGAGAAAATTCGTGAGTGGTTAGCAGGCAAAAAAACTTACATCACCGGGATTATCACTATTTTAGGTTGTATTGTTGCTTGGATTGATGGCGGAGAGCTTAACTGGAATTTGATAGTGACTGCTTTGATGGGTATGTTTATTAGAGCAGGTATCTCAAAAAACTTGTCCTCGGGGTCTTCAAAGTAGTTAGAGCATTTACGGTATATAAACTTCAAATTCAAATAGGCTACTGCGAGACCCCAGAATGGGCAGGTTCTCAAAAGTATTGGGGATTTAAGGTATCTTGGAGGTGGTGATGAATTCCCAAACTAAAGATAACCTTAACGGGATAGGTATAATTTTAAGATTTATTACTCCTATCCTTATAACTTTAATTTTATACATTATTTCAGGTATTAAAGAAGATATTAAAGACTTGAAAGTTGATATGAAAAATCATCTATGCCATCATCAAGAATTAGAGGTAAATTTAGAAAAGAGATTAAGCACGATAGAAGCGATTTTAAAGCAAAAATAAGGAGATAAATATGCCACTTTATGTAAAGCCATTCATACAAATTGTAGAAGATGTAATGTTAGAAATGAGAGAGTCTTCTACGGAAGAATCTGTAAAAAGAAAATATAAACGCAGAGTTAATGATATTTATACTAAAGATATTCCTTCTCGGTTTGAATGGGATTGGCTAAGAAAAACAGGAACTATTGTTTTATCCGCTTCTTATAATACTGGGACAGTATCAGTAACTAAAGGTTCTTCTACAATAATAGGTTCTGGAACTAATTGGACTTCTTCTCATACAGGTATGAAGTTTACTATTCCTTCAACTCACGAAATTTATACATTCACTTATGTATCTTCTACACAAGGTTCTATAACTCCTTCTTATATGGGGAATACTGCTTCTGGATTATCTTATTTATTATTTCAAGATACTTATACTTTGGCAAATGATTTTTCAAGACCTACTAACGAACCTGGATTTTATTATGATTATTCTCAAGGAAGACAAAGATTAAAATGGGTAGATGATTATAATTGGTATAGATATTATACTACACAGCCTGCGGATTTTCCAGTTTATTGGAGAGAATGCCCTGATAAAACTTCTTTAGGATTATATCAAGTTCAATTTATGCCACCGGTAAATACTTCAAGGATTATTTCTTATGAATATATTAAAGCATTACCAGAAATGATTGATTTTACTTCTGGAACTGCTACTACTACTGCGGGTTCTGCTACAGTCACTTTATCAAGTGATTATTCTTCCTATATTTCTATAGGACAATATTTTAGAGTTGATGATGATGGGACTTGGAAAAAAATTATTTCTATTTCTGGAAATACTTTGACTTTAGATAGCGTTTATCCTTCAAGTAATACTAATAAAAATTATACGATTTGCGATGCTCCAGATATGCCTTATCAATTTCAAGAGGCTTTATTTTATGGTGCTTGTTATTTATCTGCTTTAGAACAAGGAGAAAATGTTCAAGGATATTTAATGGCGTATTTAAGAGCGTTAGATTTAGATATGGCAAGGAGAGCGAGAAAAAGATTTGGACGACAATATATGAGACATTATACACATATTTTAGGAAGGTATTAAAGAAATGATTAGACCAGAACGAATAGGATTTTTAACGGATTTTTCTGGAGGATTAAATACAAAAGCAGGTCCTTTAAATATTGCAGATAATGAAACTCCTTGCTGTATTAATGTTCATACTAATATTTTTAAAACTTTAAAAAAACGCAGAGGTTTTGTTCCTTTAAATAATACTCCTCTAAGTCAACTAAACGGAAATGGTCTTTATGATTTTGCAGTATCTTCTACATTAAGAAAATTAGTTGGTTGCTTTGGGACATCAATTTATAAAATGGATAATCTTGATGGAGAATGGGACTTATTAAAAACAGGTATGAGTGATTCCATTTATCAATTTGATAATTTTGTAGATTCTTCTGGGAATAGTCATTTAATCATTTGTAATTGGGCTAAAGACCAACCGCAAATTTGGGATGGTTCTTCTTCTACTACTTCAGCAATTCCTAATGCTCCTGCAGGAACTGCTCCTAAAGTTTATCAAAATAGAGTTTTTATTTTAGGATACTTATCTTCAAGAATATATGTTTCTGATGCTGGTTCTTATACTTCATATAACACTTATTATGATGAACCTACTCCTGATGGAGATTATTTTGTAGGTTGGGGAGAGTTAAAAGGAATTCTATATGCTTTTAAAAGATATTCAATATTTAGACTTTCTTATACTGGGTCTTCACCTTTATATACAAGAAAAAAAGTTGCTAATATAGGAACTATTGCACCAAGAAGTATTTGTAATATAACCGTTCCTGATAGAGGAGAAGTTTTAGCATTTTTAGGTCCTGATGCAAGAATTTATATTTTTGATGGTTCTGACGCTTATCCTATTTCTACAAAAATAGAGGAAGATAATGGTATTGCTCCAGTATCTTTAGGAACTATTGATAAAGATATTAATATTTTAAAATACGCTTGGGCTTTAAATTATGAGCCTTATTACTGGTATATTTTATGTTTAGCAAATAGAAACTCTTCAAAAAATAATGTTTGGATTATTTGGGATTATGCTTCTAATAGTTTTTGGGCTTTTTCTAATATGTATAACTTATCTGGAACATTAGTAGTAGATAATTTAGGACAAAAAAGAATTTATACTGCTAATTATGATGGAACTGCTTATTTACAAGATTATGGGAACTCTGATAACGGAGAAAATATAGAATCTTATTGGTTAAGTAAGAGATTTGATATTCAGCAATACCCTGTTCTTAAAAAAGGGTCTGAAGTTTGGGTTACGGTTAAAACAATAGGGAATTTCCCTTTAAATTTCTATTATAGAAAAAATTGGGAATCTACTTGGACTTCTACAGAAAATATTACACAATATACTGATGAAAGTTTATTGGGTTCTACATTTATTTTAGGTCAGTCAAAATTAGGCGGGAAAGAAGCATTGACTAAAGTTTTTAATCTTCCAAAATTAGCGAATCTTTTACAATTTAAAGTTAGTGATAATTCTAAAAGTCCTGCTTGGAATCTTTTAAGAATAGATGTTCCTGTAGAGTATTTAGCAGTTAGTAAAGGGGCGTGAAATGAGAATTCAAGAGTATAACATTATTAGAAAACCACAAGAATTAGAAGATTTGTTAAACGAAGTTAGAGACCTTTTAAATTTAGGGCTTTATCAAGAATCAATTTTAAATCAAATACCTGGATTTAGTGCTCAAGAAGGTGAAGGATTAATTTATTTTTCATCTAATGATAAAAGACTTTATAGATTTATAAATGGTAATTGGTATTATACTCCTTTAAGAAATGAGCAATTTGGTTGGGGATATTTTACTGAAGCAAGTTCTCCTTATGTAAGTCAAGCAGTAAGTTTTAATGAACAATTTTCTTCCGTTCCTTTAGTTTTTATAAATTATATAGGTTCGCGTAAAATTTCTGATGGAACTCCTAATGGACCTGCTTGGTTTACAGGAGCATTAACTTTAAGGTCAGTTATTTGTTATGGAATTACTACTACTGGATTTACAGCAACTTTATTTTCTACTACAGGTGGAAATTTAGATTCTACTTATTATTCAGGTTTTTGTTGGAGGGCAGTGTTATTGTAATGGAGTATATTGTTAAATTAAACGAAGAACAAGAAAAATTTTTAAAATTATATTTTAAAGTTAGACCTTTAAGACCAGAACATAAACCAGAGGATTATCCTAATCTTGTGGTGAATAACTGGATTAACTCTTTAATGAAAAATAAAGAATATTTTTTACAAATGCATAAAGAATTTTTTGGAGAAGATTATAAGGAGGAATAATGCCTTTTGTGTGGACTAAAACTTGGACATCAAGTGATGATGGTTCCGTATTAAGTGCTGTAGATTTGGCTAATCTTCAAGGAGATTTAAATTCTCAATGTGTGACTTTGGGCGGAACTCAAACTATAACTGGATTAAAAACATTTTCTCAAGCACCTAAAGTTGATACTTTAGGAGGATATATTAAATATCAAATACTTTCAATAACAAAAACTTATGCTGATTTTTCTACTAATAATACTACAAATACAATAAATTTAATAACAATTCCTGCAGATACTATAATTTTAGACGCTTTTTGTTATTTAACTACAACTTTTAGTGGAGGGTCAATCACAAGTTATTACATACAGGTTGGAGATGATAATGATATCGACGGAATTTTAGATGATAATGATACTACTAATGGAATAAATGTTTTTACGGGAGCAACTACAGGATACCGTTGTAAATCTGCAAACCAAAAAGGTGCTTATTTTGAAGCGGGAGGGACATATATAATATCAAGTTCTACTATAATTAAAGCAAAAGCAACTGCTTCTCATAATTTAAATACTGCTACACAAGGAGAAATAACTTTTTTCTTTGTTGTAGTAGAAGATATTAGATAAGAGGTGATTTTTTATGGCTATAAATTGGACAAAGCGTTGGAGTGCTTCGGATGACGGGACTATTTTATATGGTGCTGATTTAGGACAACTACAATCCGATATTGATAATGGAGTAGTGACTATCCCTGATGCACAGACTATTACTGGAAATAAAGCTTTTTCGGGTGCAGTGACTTTTTATAATATTCCTACTTTACCCGCTTCTGACCCAACTTCTGATAATCAGGCAGTAAGGAAAGCATATGTAGATACTCAAGATAATACTAAACTCTCTAAAACTACCGCAGGCGAAATCAATGCTTTAACTGAAAAAACTACTCTTTCTGATAATGATATA